AGGTGCAAGGCCATCTTCTTTGTCTTGTGCAGTGCTATCAGAGTTGTTACCAGCACCAGTAGATGCCGCTTCTTTGACTTTTTCAGAAGTTTGAACGTCAACTTCTTTCTTGCCTTTGTTTTCTTTATTTGCAATTGCTTTTCTACGCTTGTGTAGATACTCATCAGAACTATCTGTATCACCATCGTTGTCGATGTCTTTATCTTTACGATCAGCAAACTTTTTCTTGGCAGACTTATCGGATACTTTATCCATTCCGTCACCATCATCTGATTTGTCATTAGACGCATCATTGTTTTGTTGAGCATATTTGTCAGATGCTTTAGCAATACCTTTAACAGAAGCGTCCTTGCCTTTTACAATTTTAGGACCTTTTTCGTTTTGGATTTTCTTTCGCTGTTTGATTGCATCATCATCTGAATTTCCAACTTTAATATCTTCTTTCATAGCAGCTAATTTTTCTGCTTCAAATTTTAACATTGCTTCTGCACGATCTGCATTTTGTTGACGCATCTTTTCTTGCACTTGGGCATACGCCTCACCCATTTTCTTTATATCGTCGTAGTTCATTTGTTTCTTCCTTATTACATCCATATTTGGGTTGCGACTGCCCCAGCGAACGCTATTATAGCGACCCAGAACAATTTATTTATTAATCCCACTGTGTGAGCATTATCATCTACTTTCTTCTCAATTCTATCTAACTTCTCCGAGAAACGATTCATACGTTCCCAAGATTCATCTCTATACTTTTCATAGTTACCTAATTTCTCTTCGAACCTTGCCATCTCTACCATAGCATCGGCAATCTTATCGACTTTCTTTTCGATACGATTTAATCTTGCATCTGACTCAGGCATTAGCACTTCCATCTTTTGCGTGCCGCTTTACCACGTTCGCCTGTCCACCCTTTGCTTCGGGCACAGAATGATTTACGTCTACCTGCATCTTTACTACCAACTTTTACTTTACCAGTGACAGCAGTCTTTAACTTACTTCCAGGGTTTTTAGCACGATATGCTTTGACTCCTTTGTCCGTCATACCTGCACCATCATCAGTATCTAGAAAGTTACCAGACTTTTTTGATGTAGATATGTCTTTATCTTCAATATATGATTTAAACTTAATCATACCATTACTTTGTCGATCATTTTACCAGCAACATAGTCTGGTAATATTTTTTCTAATGACTTACGTATATCTAGAGATTTCATTGCATCTTTTTTAAACTTATCTGCAAAGGGTTTCATTATCCGATCTTTTTTCATATTTGATACAACGTTATCAATCTTCATTGCAAGATCGTTCATTTTACCCTCACCTATATCTAGGGTTTTTGGATAGTTCTTATCACCTGGTTTTGCTTTTGGTTTACCAGCTGCCCGTCGTTTACGAATGTTATCCCATAGTCCAGGTTTTGCACCTTCTTTGATACCAGAGGTTTTTAGTAAACTTGTAATTGAATCTACTGACATACCAGGAAACTTGCTTTTGATATCCTTAGTTGCTTTGGCCATTGGTGTTTTTGACTTAACCAATGATTTGGCCAAGTTCTTTGCCTTCGGAGAAACAAACCCTCTTACGACATCTGTATCCTGATCAAAGTCATATCCTTTTGCCCAGTCTCTTCTATTCCCACCAGTGTATTTCTCTTCAACTTCTTCTTTTTTCTTGATAGGTTTTACACCATACTTCTTTGCAACTTTATCATATCCACTCATTGGTTTACCGCTACCTTGACGATCTTTTTTAACAATTGCTTTAGCTTCGTCACGCAATCTTGGTTCTCTGCGATTCTCTGATGGTTCTTCCATCTGTAGATTAGTAGGATCATTGTTAAGTGGGTTGTTGTCTTTATGTCCAACGTCCATACCCTTAACTGCATCATCACCCATTATTCTACGTGCAGAGTTCCTTGAAGATCTATTTGCGATCTGTTCTGGTTTTCCCTGATAGTTATCATATTCTTTACGATAGTTACGTTCGTTGACATCTTCTTTCTTCTTGTCTTTGTTGTCAACTCTGGAAGGTGCGTTTAGTGCTTTCTTTGCGGCAGGAGATGCTTTACTCATTTTAGCAATTTTGCTTAATCGATTTAAATTCATTGCTTCATCCACGACTTTATTTTCTTTTCGTCGTTTATCACCGCCTGCGACTCTTTTAAATGACTTAGATGCGTTTAATTTATATTCATCTAAGAAGGGTTGTTCAACATTTTCTGCTTGTACATAACCTCTTTTCTTAAACTGTGGCCAGTCTTTTGCATCAATGGTTTTAACTCCACCCTTTTTGTTTGGTAGAGTAACCATCATCTCTTTATCTTTATTCTTCATCTGACGTGATTCGTCATTAGACGAGGAAGATGCTGCTTTTTTTACTGCTGAACCAACTGCTTTTTTAGCTACTGCTCTAACGATGGCCCCACCTACGGCAACAACAGGATTTTCTTTAATGTTTTCTTCTGTGTGGAGCATAACATTGGGCATATCACCTAATAGTTTTTTTGCTTTATCATAATCTTTATCTGACACTCCAACCATTGTTTTATTCTTTTTGAACGCTGATTGATTATGACTGTGTTTTATCTTTGCTTTTGTTAAAGCGGGAATAGGTGCTAATGGTTTATTTTTTACTCTACCAGCAGCTTCTATCACCACAATTTTGCCTGCTATAAATGCTTTAAAAGTTTCCATCAACTTAATCCTTTGTTTGCTCTTTTTGTGTCTGTGGTTCTTGCTCTGTCCAACATACGATCATGTTTTTTAGAATCTCTATCTTTTTCTCTATCAATCTTTGTCTTTGCAAGTGCTTGTGCTTCAGATTCCTTGAATGATTTGAAAGAAGTGTGTTTATCTTCTTTTTGACCAGGCGTGTTCTTCTTCATCCACTTTACACCGTCGTCTTTACCCCATTCGTATTTGTATTCTTCTGCCTTTGTTGCTTTCTCTACTAACTCTACTGCGTCCAACCACTTACGTACCTGTTGACCAGTGTGTAGTTCTACCACGAGATAGTTCGATGCACAATACTTAACTGTTCCTACTTCTTCCGTTTCTTTGATAACAACTTTATCATCAACGCCATATAGATCCCCTGATACATATGCTTCCCTTGTCTCTGATATAGGTTCTAGTTTAATGTGACTGTGGAATACCTTAGTCTCTTTTAGACCCATAGAATTCCTTATTGTATTGAATAGTTTCTTACTATCTTTGTCACCGTATGTCTTAGGTAAACCCAATGCAAAGTTTGCGTACTCGTTGTCTGAAGCCGCTTTACGCATCTTAGACGCAGACATACCCTCAACACCTTCTGCATCTGGATCACGTTGACCAGCAGAAATGACTTTAATATCTTGGAAGTTGTAGAATCCGTGACGTGCTTTCTTGCCGTTGTACTTGTTTAATAGAACGTCAAACTCTCGAAGTCTGTCTTGTCCTACAACCATAACAACCTTTACAAATCCTTCTTTGTAAAGTGCAGATGCGATCTCCATTGCATTACGGAGTTTTGGCGCCATTATAATTGATCTCGCATGACGTGGGAACATCTTACGTGAGATCTTAACTTTTTCTTTATATCCTAGTGGATTTTTCTTTGCGTCCTGAGACTGAGATAGGTACATACGATATGGATTAGACCCTGCCAATGACGACAATTTGTCTAACACTTTACCGTGGCCTATTGTGGGTGGGTTCATTCTTCCAAAGGAAAAATATACCGCACGATCTTCTTCTACAAGATAGGTTTTAAACGAATGCATCATTATCCAGTTCTTCTCTTTCCAGCGCCGCCTTGTTTGCGTTGCATATCACGTCTACGTGCGGTTTTAACACCCAGTTTAGAACTTCTACCTATTCTTGATTGGAATGATTTACCCGCTAATCTTTTCTTTATCACGTTCTTTTGACCTACACTAGTAGGTGCTGATCCGCCTCCAGCCTTCTTAGTAAAAGCTCTACGTGCTGATCTTCTTGCACGTTTCTTTAACCTTCCAAGTGAAGCGATCTTCTTCTTTTGAATCTTTGAACCAATCTTACGACGATTGCGATACTTGATCGCATTCCGACGCATCTTCGCACGTGTTGCAAATGAGAGAGTTTTGGTTGCTTCAGACTGTTCGTCATCTTCTTCTAACTCGAAGTTCTCTACGTCTTCCACATATTGTTTAAATTTAAACATCGTTACCTTCCTGGTTTATCCCATCCTTTAAGTATATCAGGCGAAAAGTTGTTGTACGAGAATTCCATCCTGTCAACGATCTTTACCGCATCACCACCAAGTCTATCTATTGCAACGTATCCTTCAGGCCCAGTTGTCTTATAACCAGTTTTTGTCTTCACAAAGGTATCTACATTAGATAGTCTATTGAGTATATTTATCAGTTTTAATTTCGCTAAAACTATTAATTTCTGCAAATCGAACATCATTTTAAGACTTTTCTTGTTTTGTTTTGAAAAGAACTTCAACATTTCGTTACGTTTTCCAATTTGTACTGACTTACCCTTTTCAGTTTTTCTTTTATCGGCTTCTTTACCGAACAGTTCGTTGATGTGTCGTATCAATCCATCTACGTGTCTATTAGTATCTTTAATGATTTCACCCTTACGAACAAACTTATTACCATAGGTTTCTATGGTTTGTGCAAGTGTCTGATCTTTTTCTAACTGTCTCAGTGTAGTTCCTGATATCTTATTAAACATCTTACCCATCTCAGATATGTATCCATCTACTAACTCTGTATCTTTAGCACTCATTGTATACTTTGTCAAGTCTCTTAACATAGCGTCTTGTGACCATACATTACTTACTTTCTTGAGTTTAGATACATCTACACCGTATGATGCCCTCATTGTTTCGAAGGTTTTTCCTTCGTAGGTGGTGTGCCAGACAATCCCCAGTTTCGCCTTTTTGATTTCTTTGGCAGCAGAAGTCCCATCGGGAATAGCATATATAATAGTATTAGGGTGAAAGGTGACATATGATTTTCCTTTTATTTTTGTTTTGGCCACATCAGACTTACTGAAGAGAAAGTCTCCTTGAATGACCCCTTTGATACCAATAGAAGGGAGATATCTGAGTGCATCTTTGAGCTTATCAGCAAGATCACCAGAAGTATCAGCATCAACGTCACTTGCAGACTTGTAGATCTTAGGATTTTTGTTGAAGATCCCTTTCTTGGCCACAAAAAACTGACCATCACTCGGATCAGTACCAGCAAAAATAGCAGGAGCGCCATCCCATTTAACACTGACATTTCCATCTTTTTCTCCTCCGAGCATTTTTCTTAATTCACGCAGAGCGAGTATGGCTTGTCGTGTACCTTTAACTCCACCATAAAGAACTTTGTCCTCAATGTGAGTCATGTGTGTATTCTTCTGTTCTGTTATGAAATCATTGAATTCAAACATTTATTAAAACCTTATTTTTGATTTTAGTTTTATCACTGGTATCAATCCCATAAATTTTAATGTGTTGTTTATACTCTTTTTGAAAAAAGTAGTGACTTTATTCCATGCCTTTGAAGCAAATTGTTTTACCTTATCAAACATACCTTCAGACAATACTTGTCCTTCGTGTTCGTATGCTTCCTGTGCCGCATCGACGATAAGAGAAATAACAGACCAAAAATTGTATTCGCCTGTTTTTACTCCACTTACTTTTCTACCACTCGTTTTGAATCTTGCTTGTAATCGCATATTGTCTGCAATAGTTGCACAATAAGAATCATCATATACAGAATGTATTTTTATGTCAGAACCAGAATGATTAGACACTAACATAAACTCCGCAGCGGCATTGTTCTTTTCACCAAATTTGTTAAATCCAGACATCGCTTCTCGTGCAAATTCTATTTTAAAATTCGGATTATCTTTAAACATTTTTCCCAGAGCGTCCATAACATCTTTGTGTGCTTTTTCACCTTTGTTAACTAGATCATTTGATTTGTCTTTGATCAATGGCCTAAGTTTAGTGGGGGCGATACTGTTTTTGACAAAGTTATCTAATATGCCAGAAACAGTTTTAAATTGGTTACTTTCTTTTAATTCTTTATTACTTGCATCTACTGCCGACATAAAAGTCGCGGTAGATTCAGATGCCCCACCAGACATGAGTTGTGCAAGTCCTATCTTTAGAGAGAACCTCATCGTACCAATCAGGATGTCAGTCTTGGGTGTTTTATTAGTAGCACCATGAGACTTCCAAAAACTAGTTAATGATGTAGATGCCCGTCCATATTGTTCTGCTTGTGCTTTTGCAGTAGCAGGATGTTTTTTTACAATAAACTTAGCAATCTTTCTACCTGTTTCTAACACAGTAGGATTACTTAATATATTATCTGCAATATTAGAAGAGACTCCTGATTTAGAATCTAATTTCTTTCCTTGCATTTCATAAAATGCCATGACTATAGATGCTTCATAGTCTTCTGCTTTTACTTTTGCTTCTACTAAATATTCACCAAAGGGCTGCATGTATTACTCCGATTCGTTATTTCTATTTATAATAAAAAAAAGATGGAGATTTGTCAACCCCCATCTTAATTTTCTCTGATCGAAAAGGAAATTTCCAGAGATAAAACTTTTTATTTATTAAACCCAGTCTAATATAGTTCCAAACTGGTCTACTTCTTTCAGTGCAAAAACCTTAAACAAACTCTTCGGGTTTCCGTTGGTATTCTTGCCCCATCTATGTGCTTCTTCTTTCGAGTCAAAGAACTTAACTTCTCTGCTTCTCAGATCAACGTCATTCATTGCCACTGTGCATTTAATATATTCAATTCTAACCATGTAACTGATTCCTTCCAGTACCCTCTTCAAGTGACTTACGTTCTGCTTCTAACTGTGAAATTTTCTCACTTGTTATTTTATTCTGCATTTCGCCAAGTTCACCTTTAGCCTCATATAATGATATCAGTTTTTCTGTGATCTCAATAATTCTATCGACTCTTTCGTCGTGGTTATACATGACACTCTCTTCTGGCCCACATATCTGACACCATCATCATTGCAACACCACTACAGTATCCAATTGCCAACATTATAATCATTTCTATACTCATACTCTATTCCTTTTTCTCTAAGTGCGAGAGAACCACTACTTCAACTATCAAACCTCTATCGAGGAACTTTAACATGATCTATCCATCCTAAAAGTGATTCTCTCTATACTACTAATATACCATATACAACTAGTGTTGTCAAATGATTTTTGCATCTTTTAACTCTTTACGTAGCATATAAGTTTCATATGATGCATATATGTCACTCTTTGGTTTCTGACTATTCGCCACGTCAATCAAACTTTTCACTTCTTCTACACGTTGTTTCAGTTGTGACAGATGCATGACTGGCCAGTGCGGTGACCCATTTGTTGCTTCATCAAGACAGATTTTTGTTTCGTCTTGTAGAAGATCCACTACACGTTCAAGGCGACTCCACGTCGCCTCAAACTCAACCATGTCAACCATTTCATGCGACATTTGCGTACTCAACTGCTTTTTCTGCCGCTTTGATTTTACGTTGTTGATTCGCACCAAACCACTGACTGTGAAGTCTAGTATCTTTGTTACGCCCTTGAACGTGATCTGTATGATACGTCACAGAGTTAAGTGCTTGCCACCAAGAACCTTCTGCAAAGTTAGATCCAGGTTGTGTTTCAATCACATCGTGTGCCGC